TCTAAAATATTTTTAATAATGTTTTTCTTTAAATCACTCATGTTGTAGTTCCTTTCATTAGACTTAAATTTTCAATAATAAAATCTTCATTGTTTATTGTACTTCTTAAAGTATCTTCATCTATATTATATTTAATAGATGCTTCAGATATAGCTCTATCAATCTTAACAATACCATATTTATCAGTTAAGACAAATGCATATCGAATTGCATCATGTAAATTATTTAAATTAGAAGAAACTGCTTTTTTCTTATAATTTTTAATAAAGCTAGATTTTCTTAAGGTCATTATAAATCCCCTGTATCTCCCATGTCATCAACATCCATATCATCAGCGGAGTCTAGTTCTGCTTCTTCTTTTTCCTTATCCATCTGTGCTTGTTGTGTTTTAATTTCTTCATCTGTCTGTTGAAGAATATTCTTTTTAACCCAATCATTTGAAATATACTTACCAATATATTCTTCGGCTTGTGCAAGAATTTCAAATCGTTCTCTAAGAATTTCATTATTCTTCAATTCAGAAAAATGTGCATCTTTTGTCCATACATAGTCAAGATTATCTTTGATCTCAAACCAATCTTCTTCATTAATAATACCCTTTAAGAGTAATTGGATTTTCAATAGGTCTGTAAACAAAAGTGAAAATCTCTGTCTTAGTTTAGCAATAAATTTACCAAACTTGACTTCATCTCTGTTAATCTCTGTAGCTCTACCAAGATTGAATGCTGTTGCCTCTGTTCCTTCTATTCTTGAAATAGGAACATTCAAAGATTGATATAGTTTCTTTCTGAAATACTCTATATCTTCAATCTCACCAAGATTCTGTCCTGATGGTAATGTAGAAATTTCAGTTCCCCTACCACCATCTCTCCGTGGTAGCCAGAAATCTTCTAACATTGACATTTGTTTTTTCTGATCTTCTACTTCACCAGTTGAAGCATTGTAAATTACTTTTTGTTTATATTTATCCATTACAGAACGCAAATATTGTTCTGCTTTTAATTTCGGCAAGTTACCAACATCTATATAAAAAATTCTTCGTTCTGGTGCTCTTGCCAAGCGATAGATAACTAAAGAATCCTCAATCATTCGTAATTGATTGAATGGTTTTATTGACTTATATAGATAACCTATAATAATTTGTTTATGATTGTCCACCATTCCTGAGTGAACATAAGAAATAGAATCTGATGCAACACGAACTGCATTTGTAGACATACTACTATCTTCATCAACAGTATAGACAAAATACTCCTCTGTTTCTGCTACCATGTCTACACCTGTTACAGCATCTTTTTCTTTTCTTATTTCTTTTATCTTTTTGATGTTTAAAGCATCAACAGAAATTAATTCTTGTATACCTTCTTTTATTTTACCAGTATCAATAACAATATGATGATAAATTTTTCCATCAATATACCATTTACGAAATAAATCTGATCCCGTTTTATTAAAATCTAATAATTTTAAAAGACTTCTAAATTCATTAGATATTTTAGTTTTTATTCCATCACTCTGTTCTACATTGTCTAAAGAAATAGCAACAGTTGATTTCCCATCTTCGTGAACAACAGCTTCATTAACAACATCAGAAATAGCTAAGTCAACTTCTTGAGACATAGACATTTCACGATATTTCTTAATAAGAACATTCTCATCTTTTGCATCAATACCCGTATCTAGGTAATGACCCATTATACCACCACCCTCAACGACTTGCATAGCACCGTCAAGATTATCTGGTATTACAAATGATTTGTTCTTCTTGTCTGTTTTCTTTGCTATTTCAAAACCAAATAATTCAAATCCAGCCATAAACTTTATCCTCTATATTATTATAAAAAGAAAGGGGGAGAAAACTCCCCCTTTTCAAAAATCTACTTAACCAACTTGTACATTAAATGGACCTACTTGTGCATTAGCTGATACTTGAACATCAAGATCAAGCCCGCCAGTTCCACCATCAAAACCACCAGTTGCTAATGATTGGACTCCATTTACTGCAAATCCAACAGTATATTCTTCAACAGTATCATTACCATCCATTGTTAAATCAATAGCACCGATAGATGTTGGAAAAATATCTTGCAACGAATAACGTCTGATTGTCTTACCCTCACGGTCAAGATGTAACACTACACCTCTACCATAAACTCTAGTACCTCTTAACCTCGAAAAGTTACCAGCATTAGCTGTAATGTTATCAGACCATCTTTCAAAATTAGCCCTGTTGGCCCAATTAACATCATTCAATACTGTTACAGTCCATTCTTCAAATGTTCTATCACCAGGAACTTTCAGTTGTCTACCCATATAAGGAACATCAATAGCACCAATAGTAGATGCTGGAATCTGGGCTCCTTTACAATGAAATTCAAAATTACCAACCGGACCTGGACTACCGAAAATATTTACTCTAAATAAATTAGGTCGTACCCCACCTTGAAATTCTTTTGCAAAATCATTAATTGATCTAGGCATTGTTTATTACTCCTTTAAGTTTGTATATATTTATAAGATTAACCACCGATTTCTTCAAAAGAAACGTCAGTTCGAGCGGCAATAAAGTTCAATTGAATGTAATTGATAGACCTTGCTGGTTTAACAAAAATGTCACCAACAAAACTGTTCGTATCAATAATTTGTCCAGTATTATTTGAACTATCACAAACTACCTTAAAGTCAGTAATACCTCGTCTACCCTGTACTTCTCTCAAGAAAGGTTCAACCATATTTACGAATTGTGATCGTGTCATCTCGTCATTGAACTCAAATAACATTGCTTTAGCAGCAATACTAATTGCTTTTTCAAGAACGATAAACAAACGTCTTACATTGATTCTATCAAATGCACTTGGAACTGTCTGCATTGTCTTATCACCAAAAAGCATTACACCAGTACCTGTTTGTGTAACAATTGGATTAATACTAATTGGGTACATGGTATCACGGTCTGCTTTTGTAGGTTCCCAAGAAAGTTTAACAATATTCTTGATTAAACCACGATTCATACCAGCAGGTGACCACCAAGCATCATTCGTAAAATCAGTTCTTGCACACAATCCAGCAATGTCACCGTTCATTGGAATATAACGGAAAACATCATTGTATCTGTCATACTGATATTTCCAAGCACTATCCATAACTGCATAACTTGAAGAACCAAGAGCAGTATTATCTGTGGTAAGTGCAGCTACTTGACCTGTTCCAGCATTTACTACTGAAGCTTTTGCAGGTGATACAAGTGCAATACAATCTTTTCTTACAGATGTGATATTATCAATAATCCAACGACCTGTTGTAGTTGATGCAGGGCCACCCATAACGAGTGTAACATCTACAACTTCAGGAGTTACATAGAGATTATAACCAGCTTGTAATTCACCATCTGTTAAAACATTATCATCAACACCAAGTGTTAATGAACCACCTGGCATTTGTAATGTTTGACTAGCACCATTGATTCGATTAAATGTTGTGTTTGCTTTTGCAACACCAGCATGAGAATTACTATCTACTGTGGATGCAGTTAATTGAGATGGAAGTCCCAACCAAATATATTTTGATTCATTTCTAAGTACGTTTCCAACATAGTTAGAAGAACCATCAATTCTTTTTGCATCAGATGCTTTACTTACGAAAGCATGTCTTTCTAATACTTCACCGGGTGTTCCTGTCCACAAACCATCTTCATCAATAACTAGAACGTGCATTTCATCAAGAGAACCACCAGCATTACCAACATCGGTAGATGTTCCTGGAGCTCTATCAAAATTGGCTATCATTGCTGCTTGGTCGGGTGTTCTTGCACCAACTGCGATTGCTGCGAATGTTGCCCAACCAACACCATCTACTACGAGAGCTTTTAAACTATTTCCCAACACACCGGGATATTTTGCAACGAACAATTGATCCGTGAATGTATCACTATCATAATCAGTTGCGTTATTTACATTTGCTGCTGTACCAGCATCAGTATCACCAACTACTGCATTTTTTGCAGATGTTCCAACATTTCTAACAACCCAAAGATTATTAGAATATGAAAGATAATTAGAAGCTGTGTGAAACCATTCTGCTGTCTCGTCATTTGGCTTACCAAATGTTTCTACTAATTTGTTTTCTGTCGTGATAGATGTTCTCTCTAATACAGGCCCCCATTGAAAACCACCAGCAATCGCACCGATTGATGTAGCAACATTAGGAACAACCGTAGTAAGATCAATCTCACTAGTATTAACTCCTGGGCTTACTTGAAACGGCATAACTTTTCTCCTTTACAATAATTGCATTTTTTATATTGATATAATCGTCATCAAATTTGCATTATCTGTTATTCTGCTTTGACCCAAACTTGTCCTTGTGCATCAACTTCATATTCTTGTCGATTTAAACCATTATCAATAATCCCAAATGGTGTAGTCAAATCATCCAATTCACTTAATTGATTTTTATAAAGATTGTCTCTAATATTTTGACTTGACATTTCTTTAAAATACTGTTGATCAACTAACCACGCAAATAAAACCAATGTCATTACTAAATCATCATTTGCTCCTTCTTCAGCTGAGAATGTATCAGCACTAGAAACAAATGTTGCCAATTCTGAAATAACATCATAATCTGGTATTAGAAGTTTATCATCTTCTATTAAGGCTTTCAAATTGGAACAACCTATCTTTTTCATAGATTTTGTTGTTCTAACACCAAATTGTGAGTCTCTTTTTCCACCAACAAAACCACTAAGTTGCTGTCCATGCCTTCCATACCACGCTGTTGAAAACAAGTTTTCATACTCCAAATCGTGATGAAGAACATCAGAAACCTGCGATCCTATATCATTTACTTCAATAAGAACATAAGCATCATTATACTTCTTACCTATAATATTTATAATATTTGGAAACACCAAGGGAGCAACCATATTATTTCGATATTTTGCCACAATTTTGTACGGAATCTCAGTAATATCAAAAACAGTAAAGGCTGAATAGTCAATTCCCTGCCCACGAGCTACATCAACTGTTATAACGTAAGAATGTGAAGGATCAACGTCCTCAAACACATCTACATCACTTTTTGTATATAATGGATTACTATACGATAATTCTTGTAATTTTTCATATGAAACAAGGGTATTTGAAGAACCTAAAAACTCTGCTTCATATTCTTGTCGAAATGCATCTGCTCCAATAGTGGATTCAATTTTTTGTTTCCATTCTGGGCCACGGTCCGGAACTGCTGTCCAATGTACTTTGAAGGGTATAAAATCATTTGTACCATTTTCAGCATCATTCCAATACTTGTGAAACATATTGAAACCATTCGGTGTCGATACAATAATAACTTTTGTCTCTTTACCAGATGAAATCGTTGGATAAACAGAACGAATAAACTCATCTGCTATATGTCTTTGTACGTGAGCAAACTCATCTAGTAAAATTGTAGAAAAAGAAAATCCACGAATCGCACTTGAAGATGTGGAAGAAGCAATAATCTTACTTCCATTTTCAAGTTCTAAACTACCTTTGTTCCATTCTTTTAAACCTTGTTGAAGGAACTTAGGAAGATGTTGATATGCTATTTGAATGCGATTAAGTAATTCTCTTGCTGTTGCAGCTTTGTTTGCAAGAATACCAACAGTTTTAGATTCATGGAAAAGAACATAGTGCAACAACCAACCAAGCGTAGTGGTTGACTTACCAACCTGTCGGCCAGTCTTTACAATAACATTTCTGTTGTCGGTTAAGGTGTTTATTAAATCTTTTTGGAAGGGAAAGAGGGTGAAAGGAATTAAGCCTTCGTCAACATGAACAATCTTTACATATTTTTCCAAGAAATATACAATGTCATCACGACAAGTTATAAATTCTTCAATATCTTCTTTTGTAAAACCATGTTGAACATCTGCCTTTTTTAACAGAGAGTTCCCTAAGTATTGATCGCTCATTTCTTTTTATTCAATAGTTTTTGTAATTCAGCTGTTGAACCGATAAATAAACTGTTATTAACGGTTGAAGGATCTTTCGTATCTTTTTCAATTTCTTTTTTTGTTTTTTGTAATTGTAAAAGTTCTTTTGTTGTATTAGTCAATCCAGATAATAATTGTGTTACCACTTCAAACGCTCTTGGATTTTCTGATTCTTTTGCAACTGCTAACAATTCGTCAAGAGCATCATTACCTTTATCAATCAGAGTATGATATTGTTCCTGAGAAAACTCATACTCATTAGTAAGGTCTTTGGTATTTATTTCAACATCAGGAGATTTTTCTTTTTCTTTTTTCACTAAGTCCCCGCTGATGTTTAAAACTTTATTTAATTTTTCTACGGTATCTTGTTTCATAAATCAGTAATCGTTTCGGTGAAACCAAAAGCATCATCTGCATCAGCTGATGTTGGAAGTGGTTTAATATCAATATTAACATCTTTCTGATCATTCATATTAGCACCAAGGTTTGCATCAACTTCTCGGATAACTCCTTGATCAACAGTTCTTCCGTATATATGACCTTTGACTGTGAAAGATAAAGTGTGAATCAAAGCTCGTCTTGTTAAAAATTCACCTTCATATGTGTCCTCAGTTGAAACACTAGTTAATATAATTGGAATATCTCGTTTGATTCCCATTGTAGCCATTTCATTCATAGTAACTTGAAACTCTGGTGTAAAGTATGGAAGTATCTGTTCCAGAATTTGTGTTCCATCATCACTATATTTGACCATAACACTTAAAGTAATATTGAAGTCATATGGAACAGGATTATAAATTGTATTTAAATCTGTCGTACTTCCAGTTTTTACTTTTTTTAATTTCTTTGTAGTTTGTAATTTTCTTGCAGGATCATAAGCATAATCAGTAATCTCAAATGACATTCTTGGTAATGTCATGGTATCTGGTACACCTTGTTGATTGATTTTACTTAAAAACTTTTCGGCGGGCCCGTAGGCAATAGGAATTTTAAATTCACGCTCAACTGTTCCATCAGACTTTAATCGTCTTACTGAAATATCATTGAATATTGTTCCAAACAGGACTACAATATTTCTTATATTTTTATTATATGCATGATAACCAAACATTATAAGTCTCCTTCACTCCACGGGTCAAATTCTGTAAAATCTAATATACTATCACCATCAGTTTCAAAAATCTTATTATCTGAATATGGAACTGTTGGTAGTGCTTGATCAGCAGCTGCTGAAGTTTGTGTCCATGCTGCTGAACTTGTATTACCTTTAATAACTGTTGAAGCTGCAAATGTACCAACAATATTATTAACTCTTAATGTTCTAGTGCTGGAAGTCCATGCAGCGACAACACCTTTACCCGTTGCACCAGCAAGATTAGCACCTTGATATACTTCTTCATCAACTATAAAGTTACCAGAACCACCAGCAGTCAATACTAAGTCTATAGCGTATGCATTATCTCTTTCAATTGTATCAGCAGTAGTACCAGAATCAAATTTTTCTTCACCATATTGGAATACTTCACAAGTTATTTCAAAAACATAATTCTTTCCAACTTGGTAAAATGGTTGTTCATCTTCAACAAACTTAATTTCAAATACACCTTTTGATAATGGAAAATATATTAAATCACCTTCAAGTGGTTTGGCTAAATCTGTTGAAAACTTAAATTCCTCAGCATGAACAACTAAAATAAGTTCATCACGAATATCTAAACCAAATTTAGAAATAGCATCATCAGGTCCACCAAAATTATCACTAGATTTAATATATGCTGTAATTTGATATGCCTGAGTAAATTGAGCCAGAACATCTTCATTCATTACAGCATCTTCTTTAACAAGAGTTCTAGGCAGATACATCATATCTATACCAGCCTGTTGTATAACCTCTCGATTAATGTCGTTTAGTAAGTTTTGGTCTTTTAATGCATTTTGAAAATAAATATTAGATGCCATAAATTATCCTATATAACCATCTGGAGGAAGTTCATATTTCATATTCATTTCTTCTTCAATTTTTGTAAGTTCTTCAGTAGCTTCAGAAAATATTGTTTGACCATCTAATGTAATACCACCCGGTAAAGTAACACCAGTAAATTTCTTTAAGTTACTTCCCCATTGTTGTTTGATTAATGCTGTCGCATATTTCTTCAAGAACATATCATTATATACTTCTGTGTATGTAGCAGGATCAAGAGCTCTATATGCTTCTATAATAAGAATAGTTCCAACTTTAAACTTATTAGACCAATCTGTTTCCAAATACATTTTATTTTGTTTTCTATTAAATAACAATGTAGGTGAAACAGAAAACAAATGTTCTACTAATGAAAAATTACTCTGAGACATAGCCCAGTTAATCATTGTAGAACTTTGAAAATTTTCTAAATCATTTAATCGTAACTGATATTCTTCGTTAAAGAAACCAGTTTGAAAAGCATTAAAGTTTGGAATAGGTAATACACGAAGCACACTAACAACAGGATCTTCAACTGTAATATACTCATTATTAATATCCACTTGTGCTATTGTATGCTTTAGAAAAACCTTTTCAACACCGTCAAAGTGATACTCTTGAAAAAATTCAATTGCATCATCAATACGATCAGAAACTTGTTCGTCATCAACATTAATTTCTGTTACTGGTGCGCCAAGCCTTCTTAAACAGTAATCAATAAGTCCTTGTCTAGTAGTTATAGCCATATGATTAACCTAATGCCACAGCCATTACAATAGCTTTGGCAGTTGCTGTAGCTTCTGATATGCCTGCTGCGTTTGCAACTTCTACAACAGTTCCACCTGCATTTCTAACATAAACTTTTTGATCTGCTGTGTTAACTGCCATTTCACCGAGTGCTAAATCACTAGTACCGGGTACTGCTGATCCTGTTTCACTTTTCTTTGGTTTTATTACTATTGCCATCTACTTTATCCTCTTTTGTTGATTCTTTTACTTCGTCTTGTAAAGTAAGTAACTTTGCTTCTAATTGAATATTCAATGCAACACTATCATTTAATTTCGTTTGTAAAACATTAATCAACTGTTGTGCATACTTTAAATCTTTCTCTTTCTGTTCCATAATTTACTCCATTATAAGTTATTATAAAAATTAGAATGTTCCACCATCTATTGTGTTTGTCCAAGCAGGTGTTCCTGAATTACTATAAAGAAAATACTTATCAGTACCTGCAGCTGTTACAGCAATTGCTCCACCAGCATTACCATAAAGAATACCATTAGAAGTAAATGATGCTGCACCAGTTCCACCAAACGGAACCGTTAATGATGTTGGAGTTGTCCAAGTACCACTCGTAACTATTGCAACACCAGTTGAACTTGAAGTATCAATTGCTGTTCCACCCTTTGCTGCACTAATTGCTGTTGCGTTCCAAGTACCAGTTGCAACAGTACCTAAAGTTGTAATTGCAGTTTGTCCAGCCCATGAAGTATCAATAACAACATTATCACTTGTAATAGTAATACCAGTTCCTGTATTAACAGAAAGTGTATTAGAACTTTTTGCAAGACCATTACCTGCTGTAATTTGTCCGGCACCAGAGAACTGTGCAAAATCAACAGTAGTTGAACCGAAAGTAATTGCAGTATCCTGAGTCATTACATAACCACTATCTGCATTTGCTGAACCTTTTTCAACAAAGAAGAATACACCAGAACTTAATTCAGCAGCTGTATCTGCATCAGTAGTTCTTGTCAATACTAGAGTTGCACCAACCGCACCAGCAGTAGATACATAGTAAATACCATTTTCAGTTGCTGGGTTTTGATCTTTAACAAGTACCCTATTATTGAGAGCAAGGTTTACACCATCAATAGCAACCACACCATTTCCAGATGCAGTTAATGTAGCACCAACACCAGCTGTACCGTTTGCATAAGTCCATGTAGAAACATCAGCAGTAGTTGCTACAACTACTGAATCTTTTACTTCCAAACCTGACCGAGTATTATCAACATAAGTTTTTGTTGCTAATGCAGATGCAAGAGTGGTATGACCACCAGCAACACTTGATAAGTCAGTATCAATGGCCGTTATACCATCTAACAGATTTAATTCAGCCGCTGTTGATGTTACTAATGTTTCAGAACCAGAAGAACCAATAGATAAAGCTGCAGTCTTAACAGCATTAATATGTGAATTACTATCTAAGATTACTGCCTTACTTGCTTGTGCAGCACCTGCTGTTGTTACATCTACATAATTCAATTCAGCAGTTGTTGCAGTACAACCATCAAGTTTATTTAACTCTGCGGTATCAAGAGTAGCGTCATCAAGAATATTTAACTCAGCTGCCGTTGCTGTTACTTGAGTTGCAGAACCAGAAGCACCAATATGTAAAGCTGTAGTTTTAACAGTATCAATATGTGATGCAGCGTTTAATACAACTGCTTTACTTGCTGTTGCAGTTCCTGCTGTTACAGCTGTAAAATTTAATTGTGCTGTAGTTGCAGTAACACCATCAAGTTTATTAATTTCTGCACCTGTTGCTGATACTAATGTTTCAGAACCAGAAGCACCAAGATGTAATGCAGCTGTCTTAACAGCACTCGTTGCGGCATTACTATCTAGTACAACTGCTTTACTTGCAGTTGCTGTTCCTGCTGTAACGTCTACTGTATTTAATTCTGCGGCAGTTGATGTTACTAATGTTTCAGAACCAGAAGCACCGATAGATAAAGCTGCAGTTTTAACAGCATCAATATGTGAAGCTGAATTTAATATAACAGCAGAACTTGCAGTTGCAGTACCAGCAGTATGGTCTAACATATTGGTATAAACTGAACCACCGATTATAACTGCGGCATTAGAACCAGACTTACCATCCGGATGTCCAATAAATAATTTACCAACACCACTTTCATCTCCACTACCATCACCGGCTGCATAACTATAAGTCAACTCACCAGCGTCAATCGTTGATGATGCACCACCAGAATTAGACGTAGGGACAGTTGATGTCGTTGATCTTTTAATTTGAATTACACTCATTCTACTTCTCCTTTATTGTTAAGTAATCTGTCCACCATCAATCGTCATACTACCCCAAGCCGTTGCGACGTATTTGGATGTTGTGGCATTCCAAAGTAATATACTTTCATCTACAAGATTTGAAATATCAACATCACCCATATCATTAATATTTGTTCCTACTAATGCTGATGTAACACTAATAGTTCCAGCCGGATCTCCACTAGTTGTTGATTTAACAACACCACCAGAATCGGAGGACACTTTAATAACAGCACTTGTATCACCAGTAAAATCTTTTTTAACAACTAGATTTGCCATTTATTATGCCTTTGTAACATTAGGTTTAAAATGTATTTTTCCTTCCATAACTCTAGTAACTGTTCCTGCACTATTTGTAATTTCAACATCATAATAATAATAACCAGCTTTAACAGCTGAAGTCTGTGTCGCAGTTAAAGACATATTAATCCTACCTAAAGTATTAGGTGATGCTAATACGCATGTAAACGCAGTATAAGCAGTAGATGTATAATTTTTTCTGAATTGTGAAGCTGCTGTATATCCAGTAAGATTCATAGGTGTTGTACCATCTGCCTGATATACAGTAATATCATTGGTATAAGTTATACCTTGGTCTATTGTAAGATTTAATATTCCTGCCATATTGTTTCCTTTTTACTAATATTTATAAGACAATATCATTTAATCGCCCCATTGGATAAAAACTCTTGAATCGTTGTTTGATACTAATGGATTGAGTATTCCACCTATTTCTTTTATAAAAAAATCCTTTGTAGTTATATTTACTTTACTATTAAGATGGTCTAAATCCTTTTCATATCCCCTATTTTTATAGTTTCCACCCACTATTTCATATGAAAATGATACTTCATATTCTTGAGGATTGTTGAGCTTCCTAGCATATACATCCTTGAAGAAAAAAATAACACCAGCAAACTTCCCATGTTTAATTTGAAAACAACATAACGATTTTGATATAAAGTTACTCAATTATTATTCCTTCGGATATTTATCCTTATTGATATTTACTGCCGTCTATAGCGAAGTATTACAATACCTGAACCACCATTTCCACCTGATGCTGGATTATAACCAGCCCGACCACCAGCACCACCTCCACCTCCACCTGTATTTGCTGTACCAGCTCCTCCACCACCCGCTGGCTGTGGGGCATAAGCACCACCAATTCCACCACCACCTGAACCAGCGGCTCCGAGTGGATAATTTCTATGTGCGCCTCCTCCTCCACCACCTGCGCGTGTTACAGATGAACCAGTAATTGAGGAAGCCAAACCGGAACCACCACCTCCAGCATAAGACCATGCTGAAGCTGCAGTACCAGTAGCTCCTTTACCACCACCACCTCCACCAAGCCCATCAGCACCTGTACCACCAGAATTTCCTTGTCCAGATGTTCCAGAACCTGCTCCGTAACTTATACCACCGCCTCCACCACCAGAACCACCATTAGCAGCGGCTCGAGTGGGATTACCACCACCTCCATATCCACCACCACCTCCAGTAATAGAACTAAATACTGAATTACTACCGCTAGTACCATTTTCATTACCCGTATGGTGTGAACCCGTTCCACCACCTCCGATTGTTATAGAATATGATGTTTGTGAAACAGAAAAACTAGAAGCTTCACGATAACCACCTGCACCACCACCGCCACCTCCCGCATGACCACCACCACCTCCTCCACCTGCAATAACTACATAATCAACAATTCCACCGCTGTTCACGGCAGTAACTTGGAATGTACCAGATGATGTGAATGTGTGAATTTTATAATCACCAGAAGTTGAAGTGCTTCCACCTGTGGCAGTCATTGGGATATACCAGCTTTTTCCATGTCCCTGAGACATTGAAATAGTTCCAGAGGCATCATCAAACAAAGTTCTAACATCAGCATCATTCATTGAAATAGTAGCTGTTGCAGAATTTCCTATTTCAACATTTACTGCATTTAAACTAATTGCTCCACTACTGGGAAGTGCCATTTATTGCTCCTTTACCAAGGTAGACCGTTTGCTTTTGTTGGTGTTTTTAATTCTGCCAATTCTGCTTTCAATGTTTCTTCCGGAGAGTTCCACTCTGCCTTAACCCATTCGATTACTTTAGCTTCTGTTAAAGAATCATATGAAATAAATGCAGCTGAGTTGTCATCACGCCTAAGATATACAGTACCGGAAGCTCCTGTAGAATATTCACCATCTTTCAAAGTGGCTTGCCAATGAACTTCTGTAACTGTACCATCAGATAATTTTCTTTCTAATCCTATGATTTTAATATTCATTTAATTATTTCTTTCTTTTAGTTGTTTAACTGTAGCAGATAATTCTTTAACAGCAGAAAACAAAACTCCTACAAGTCCATTATAATTAACAGATTTCATTCCATCATTACTTTCAGCAATTAATTCTGGAAACATAGTTTCAACATCTTGTGCCATAACACCAATACTATTATCTTTCGTATCTGATCGTGTATAAGAAACACCTCTGATATTTTGAATAGCACTTAAAGTATTATCTAATTCTTTAACATTTGTTTTAAGTCGTTCATCTGAATACGCTGTGATATTTCCAGATGCTAAAATGTTTCCTGTTACATGAAGTTTTTCACTTGGTGATGTATTCCCCATACCAACATTGCCACCTGCGTGAACAATAGCACGAACAGCACCTCCTGTTTTAAAAACGATTGTTCCAGCTTGTCCATCATTTCCATCGGAAACATAAATTTTTTCATTCGCTCCATTCCAAGTGATACCCTGTGGTCTAGTCAATCTTATACCACCACCAGTAATTTCCAAAGAATCTGCAGGTGTTGTTTCTCCTATACCAACTCGTTCTGAACTATCTATTGTAATCGCCAAAGCATCAGCGTTGTCATCTATACCCGTTGATCTAAAACTCGTATGTGTACCTGATACATCTGCTGCATCAAGATTAGTAAGTGCAGAACCATTAAGTGCCGGTAAAGTACCAGATAGTCTAGCCATTGGTAAAGTACCTGTAGATAAATTACTAGCATTTGTTGTGTCTACAGCTGTCCAAGTATTATCACCTCTTAAAAAAACTGAGTTACTAGCAGTACCAGTAGCACTTAATTGTGCTACACCGATTGCATCATCAGCCATTTTAGCATTTGTAATTGCATCATCAGCAATACGAGCAATCGGTATTGTACCTGTAGTTAATTTTGCAGCATCAA